ATGTCCATGGGAGGTCGCGGTAACGCTATTGCCGTTAATCACGAGTGGCAGACAGACGCACTAGCGGCTAATGCTACTAACAACCACCACGAAGAAGGCGCGACCCTTACAGCCGCTGAGCCAGCCGCTACTACGCGAGTTGGTAACATCTGCCAAATCAGTTTGAAGACTACCCTGGTATCGGGTACTCTAGATGCTGTTTCTAAAGCTGGTCGTAAAGAAGAACTAGCATATCAAATGTCAAAGCGCTCTAAAGAACTAAAGCGTGACATGGAAACTACGATGTGCGGGACGAACCAAGCTAAAACTGCTATGGCGGCGGATTCTACGGTTCGTAAACTAGGTAGCCTAGCTACTTGGATTTCTACCAACGTCTCTGCTGGTACGGGTGGGTCAGGTGCCGGTAACGGTGCTGCTCGTACAGATGCTTCTACATCTAACCGCCGAGCGTTTACTGAGACGCTTTTGAAAGCTCCTATTCTCACTGCGTATGAGAACGGTGCTGACATTAAGTACATTATGATGCATCCTTCTCAGAAGCAAACTTTTTCTAGCTTTGTAGGTGTTGGTGGGTCAGGCGGCGTTAGTAACTACGTCGAGGCATCTGACCAGCGCATCATTGGTGGCATGGACGTATATGTAAGTGACTTTGGCGAGATGGCTGTTGTTCCTAACCGTTTCCAACGGGATAGGGATATTTACCTTCTTGATCCAGAGTACTATAAAACGTCTTATCTTCGTCCCTTCTTTCAACGGGAAGTTGCGTCTACGTCAGACGGTGAACAGCGCGCTATTGTTACTGAGTACACTTTGCAAGTGGACAACGAGAAAGCTCTAGGCGCTATTTACGATCTGACCATTCCTGCCTAAACTGTTCTTAACACGGGGAGGGCTTAACGGCTCTCCCCACTAAGAAAGAAGACTAATGACTGAACCGATTAAACGTAGTGTTAAGTATGACCACGACGGAGACAAACTTGTACAACACTCTGTACAAGATATTTCTCCTATGTTGGAGCTTAATAAAAAAGAATATAACAAAGATTACATACACGGCAGTGTAGACACGCCAGAGCTAGGTATGCGTAAAGTTGCAAGCATTCCATTGGTAATTATTGAAAAATGGAAGCAAGAGCTAGGCGTAGACATTATGAACAAAGATCACTGGCCGCAGATTAAACGACTTTTAAACGACCCAGAGAATAGATTTTTTAGGACTACTGAAAGTACCATCTGATGAGTCTTTCTAATTTTATAGAGCTTAAAGCAAGCATAGCTAATTATCTTAACAGAGATGACCTGACAAGTGTTATTCCTGATTTTATAACACTGACTGAGCAAAAGTTAAATAGAGAGCTACGTATCCGCGCTAATATGACTCGCGCAGAGACCACTACTACTAGTGGCATAGCATTCTACGACGTACCTGCTGATTTAATAGAACTTCGCAACATCACCAGAGAAAGCAACGGTCAAAGCATTGCACTATCGTATTTATCTCCCGAGTCTTTATCTAGAGAATACGGAAGTATAGTAAGCGGATCGCCCAGGGCATATACTAATTTAGGTAAAAATATAAAACTTACGCCTACGCCAGATGCTGCTTATGCAATTAATATAAATTACTATGGTACTTTAAATTCTTTATCTGACAGTGTTGAAACTAACGATGTTTTAGCAGGGTTTCCAGATTTATATTTATTTGGAGCTTGTTTAGAAGGAGCAATATTTTTAAACGATACAGAGCAGACCAACAGGTTTGGTACTATCTTTCAAAAATCTTTAGCAGAAGTTAAAGAAGCTGAAGAATCTGCTAGATACGGAGGTACTGTAATGACAATGAGTGTACAAGGCGATCCTGGTTCTATGGTACGTAGAGGAGCCTGATGGCTACTAACTGGATATTTCAGCAATTTTGCATAGTGCAAGAAGACGGTGCTAACATTTTAATTGAAAGCAGTAATCCTTCTTTACAGATAATAGACTTGTTAGCGTTGCAAGAGTTTAATTCTACTGTATGGACAGAGCAAACTGAAACAGGTACTGGCTAATGGCTAAACAGTTATTTAATATAGAAGCTGGTCAGGAAGGGTTTTCTTTTAATACAGATTTATCTCCATATGAAATGCCTCCACAATTGTTTAGCGATGTAGCAAACGCTCGTTTTCTAGACGGAAAAGCTGGTAAAATTTTAGGCCATTCTCAAGTACTAGGATCACCTACTCAGCCTTTCTGGGCTACTGATTTTTTACAGGGTAGTACAGATCTATGGATCTATGGTGGTTTAACAGGTCTGTTTAAGATAACAGGCACTACTCACGCAACTGTTACAAGATCTAGCGGCGCGTATACTACTTTGGCAAGTACTAAAAATAACTGGCAAGGAGGCACTTTAGGAGGTGTCTTAGTAGTTACCAACGCTTTAGACGTTCCCCAAAGCCTTACTCAAGCAGGTAGCGTGTTTACAGACTTGCCAAACTGGCCAAGCACACTACGCTGTAAAGCTATTGTTCCTTTTAAAAACCACTTAGTAGCTCTTAATTTAACAGATAACGGTGCGTTAAAACCTTTTACAGTCCGATGGAGCGATGCTATCCCTTCTGGTGCTGCTTCCAACGGTACAAACACTTGGAACACTGGTAGCTCAGCCTCTGAATCTTCTGAGACAGCGTTGTCCGATACTGATGGACACATTCTTAACGCTATGCAGCTGGGCAATGAGTTAATCATTTATAAACAAGACAGTGTATATGCTTTAAACTTTGTAGGTGGTAACTTTACCTTTAACGTCAGAGAGAAATTTAAAGATACTGGTTTGTTTGCCAGAGACGCTGTAGTAGACATAGGAGACGGTAGACACGTTTTAATGACTACTAATGATGTGGTCACGCATAACGGTAACTCTACAGCAAGTGTTATAGACGATAGGGTAAAGACATTCTTGTTTAGAGACATTGATTCTGTATTCTTTCATAAAACATTTTTAGCTCACAATAAAATTAAAAACGAAGTATGGATATGCTACCCCCAGACAGGCGCTGTAAATGGTTTTCCAGACAGGGCTTTGATATGGAACTATAGAGATGACACTTGGACTCTGAGAGATTTACCCGGTGTTAACTATATAGCTAAAGGCTTAGTAAATCCTGCTTTGGCGAATACTTGGACAGCTAATGGTTCTTTAACTTGGCAGTCTGTTACTTTTAAATGGTCTGAGAGAAGTTTTAACCCTGCTATTGATTCTTTATTAATGTGTGGCACTAATGATACCTTGTTTTACTTGGCCGATTCTGGTATAACATTTAACGGTACTGCCTTTGAAACTAGGTTAGAACGTAGAGGTTTGCACTCTGGTCGTACAGATGCTGTTAAAGCTGTAAGCGCTGTATACCCTAGAATAGAAGGGACAGGAAGTGTTAATATAAGTATAGGGTCAGAGATACAACCGTTTCAAGGAGTTTCGTATAGTGACCCTGTAGCTTTTGAAATAGGTGTAGATCATAAAATAGACTGTAGAGTACGTGGAAGGTTTATAGCTGTTAAAATAGAAAGTTCTTCTGCTACGCAGTTTAATTTGTCAGGCTTCGCTATAGAATCAGAAGTAGTGTCTACGCGATGACTACTGAGTTTTTAAGGTTTGACCCATCCCTATGCCCAACTAGCATTGAAGACATTCCTACTTTTATAGATAACATGTTTCTGGAAATCAGAGCCGTTTTAGAAGTAGTAAGAGATGGTCATTTAGATGTTTCTAACACAGAACCTACTAAACCACAACAAGGTGATATAAGATATGCTGATGGCACTAACTGGAACCCCGGAGCAGGAGAAGGAATATATTTTCGAAATGCCTCTTCAGCATGGGTTAAGTTATAGATTTATAAACTATAGAAGCCCTTCTTTATTTAAGACGTTATCTAAGTGTTTTCCTTACTTTGAAAAATCCATCTTACACAGCAAATGTTCTGATATTTTCAATGCTACTGATACTGTTAAGCGAGTTACAAAAGGAACGAGTGATCTATGGGTCTCCTGTGACAAGGACGAAAATATCAAAGGATGTTTTGTAATAGGCTTTGCTGCTTTTCCCCAATCTACAGGTATTATAGCAGAGTGTATCAGCGGTGAGTTTCATTTTGAAAACAGGCTACCAGAAGTAGAAGAGTACTATAGAGATTTAGGGTATGAGTTTTTTGAAATGACAGGTCGTAAAGGTTGGGAAAAGGTAATGGGTAAAATGGGTTACGAGTTTAAAAGTATTATTTTAAGAAAGGCTTTATAAAATGGGCAGTAGTCCTCCACCAACTGTAGTACAGCTTCCTCAACAGTCATCAGCTAGCGGCTCAGGAGAAGTAAAACCTTTTGCTCCTGTGATTCCTTTTATTGAACAGCTGTTGCCCAGAGTACAAGAACAGTTTACAGCTGATCCTGTTTTGTTTAATCAATCGCTAATACCAGACGACTCTGCTCAGACTCTAGCGTCTAGGCAAGGTTTTCAAGGAGTAGGACAGACAGCTGCCGGGATTGCTCCTCAGATTGGTCAACTTGCCCAAGCAAACTTTCAGCGAGGCATAGCTGACCCGCAACAAGATAATATATTCTTAGCTGAGCAAGGTGTCATAGCTGACCAAGCTAGGCAACTTACAGAGCGAGATAAACAATTAGCTCAAGAACAAGCTATTCAAGCTGGTCAGTTTGGCATGGGTAGTACAGCTTTGTCAGAATTGCAAGGCAGACAAGAACAAATTAGAAACGAGACTATACAAAAACAATTAGCCGAATCTCTGGGCAGGGCTGAGCAACGTAGGATAGGAGCAGAGACCCGTGTTCCTGGCTTGTTCCAGAATCAGCTTCAGACTCAGCTAACTGATCCTTCTTTGCAAGAAGCTATAGGAAGGTCTGTAGAAGAGAAAGAAGCGGCTCGCTTAGCAGATCAAGCTAGGTTGACTCAGCAACCTCAAGAGGCTCAGCGAGAACAGACTATCAACCTTGCTAACCTGTTAGGAGGTTTAGCTGGTCTAGGTACTTCTACCACGTTCCAGAATCAGAGTTCTGGTTTTCAGTCTCAGGCTTTCTCAGGAGGTGCAAGTCCGTTACAACAGGCTTTAGGAGTAGCTGGCACAGCGGCGCAAATTTATGCAGGTAGCCAAAGTGATAAACGTCTTAAAACCAACATTAAACAAGTAGGCAAGCTGGACAATGGTATCAAGCTGTATACTTGGAAGTGGACAGATGAGGCTAAGAAGATTGTCAACAACCAGCCTGAGTACGGTGTCATAGCAGACGAAGTACAAGAGATTATGCCAGAAGCTGTCACTAGAGGACCAGATGGTTACCTACGAGTAGACTACGCTGCTGTAGGAGTTTAGGGTATGCTTGAAAGTGGAAGTTTTTTTGAGAATTTAGCAAAAAAGTTCAAGGATTTTGAAGAAATAGATGCAAATTACGGAGATTACGGAGATTCCTTGGAGATAGAATCAATCTTTTCTGATAACATGGACGGACCAGCTAACGACGCAAATGACCTGGACTTTGAAGACCCCAATTTTGGCGTAGATGAGTCAGAAATGTCCAATATGGGGGAAGAGCCATTATCAGAAGGGTTTGACTTTGCTGGGTTGATTGACAAGATTGGGAAAACTGACTTTGAAGGTGTCGGCGGTGGTAGTAAAGAAGAAAAATCAAAAATAAGTCAAATTACAGGAGCTAATGATCCTACCCGTGGTAGTTCTTCGTTTAGCCCTGTCGCTAATCCCTATACCGCTGGATTGCCTAAGTATTCTCAAAGTTCTGGAAATTATATGCAACTAGCTCAGCAAATATTTGGGCTTTTATCGCCAGTTAGAAAACCAAATATTACTTCGTTAGTTTAAGGAATATAAAATGGCTGAAACTCAATTAACTCAAAAACAACAAGTACAAGCTTTAGGTAGAAAGCTTGTTAAAGGTTATAATAACCCCGCCGAATCAGGGGCGGGAGGACTGATAGATACGTTCAATAACATGTTTAATGCGGTTACTGATCGGCCAGATGGTAATCCGCGAACTGTTATAAAAATAAATGATCCAAATGTACGTACTGTGTTCGTTCCTCAACCATTGCCAAATACTAATCCCAATACGGGAGCAGGACTGTTGTCAAATATGTCTGACTTTGACGAGTTAGCAACTGGTCCTAGCAAAATAGACAAAAACAGTCCAGCTGGGGCAAGTGCCACTGGAGTAAACTTTGGAAGAAATACGGCAACAGGTCAAAACGAAAAAGGAATAATGGACGGCTTGATGGGAGGGGTAACTTCTCTATTGGGCAATATTGACACAAACAAGTTATTCCGTATTATGGCAAACCCTGCTCTTCAACAGGGAAGCATGGGCCAAGAGGCCAATGTTGGTCAGAATCTTATCAGGCGTCTAGTAGAAGCTAATTATAATGTTAATCAAGAAGACGCTTTAGCTGCTAAAACTAATCAGGCAAATCAATTAGCTGCTTATAAAGCTGAGACAGATAGATTGGGAGATCAGGGACAGACTTTTCCTAAGCCCAGTGGTGAAATTACTAAACTGTATCAATCAGTACAAGCTAGTCGCGCAGGGTTAAACTTAATAAACCAGATGAAAGGATCTATATACGAAATGAACGCTGGCGTAGAAGGAGACCTTAGAGCAGCTTTGGTAGGTCTAGGCTCTACTCTGGGTTACAATACAGAAGTTACGCCTAGACAGAGTATTAAACAACTAGCTCAGCATATTAGATCACAGATTATAGCTTCTGGAGTGTTTGGAAGAGATGTTAACAAATCAGAGTATAAAATATTAGATGATTTAGTACCTAGTGTAAGTATCCTAGACGCACAGTCTAAGAATAAAATGATGTCTGCTTATAAACTGCTACAAGATAAATTTAGCAGACAGGCTAAAGAAGGCAATAGTTTGCTAGTAAATGTTTACGGTTTAAAACCTGTTGGTGAGGTTTATGGAGGCAATAATGGGCCAAATTTCACGCGGCAAGGTGGTAATTAAATGCCTGAAAAAATAACATTGTGGGACGGTACTATGCTATCTGTACCTGACGGTTTAACAGACGGCCAGATTACAAATTTAATAGCTACAAAGCTTCCGCACAAAGCTATAGAGAGAGGCATTGCTCCCGATATAGAGCGAGAGTACGATATACGGTCAGGAGTGCAAGACTGGGATACGCGCTTTGGTGTTTCCTTGGCGCAGAACAATCCAGAAGAAGTAAAAGCAGAGTTAGATAACCAGTATGGTAAAGGTAACTGGGGCTTTTCACCTTTTAACAATCAACCTTATGTAACTCCAGAAGGTCTGAGGAAAGTTGGTATAGAGCCTACAAGCGATAGAAAAGTATTAGTAGATGGTACTAGCACAGATTTCTATGATCTGTTAGCTGACCCTTTCCCAGAGCTAGTCATAGGTGGCGCTTCTGTAGCAGCTGAAGTAGCTTTGCCAATGATTCCTGGCAGTGGTTTAATAGCCAGAGGGTTTTTGTCTGGTCTTGTAAGCAGAGGAATTGTAGCTAGCTCAGGCAGAGCAGGAGCAGGAGCCGCTGTTGGTAGCATGGGAGCAGAAGGTTTACAGACTCTTAGGGGAACTCAACAGGAAAGCTTGGGAGAGCAGCTGCAAGACGCAGGTACAGAGGGTTTGTTTGTCGGGCTAGGTAGTATGGTCTTGGGCGCTCCTCTGGCAGCTATGGGAGGCGTTGCAAAACGAGTCAGCCAAGCTTCCAAAGACATGCCAGCTGGTGCTCAGAATATATCTTCTGCAAGTGTAGAACAAGCTGTAGCTGCTAATAATAGAAACAGGCAGTTAATATATGATGACTACATTGCCAAGGGCAGAACACCTGGCGCAGCTTTGGACAAAGAAGTAGACGACGATGTTCTTCTGATAAGTGCCAGGACTCTGATAGGAGATCAGGGTACTATGGCAGGTAACATTATGAGCAAGATAGAAGGAATAGGAG